GCTAATACTGCTGCGGGAGAGTTAGCAGCTACAACCTCTGCGGTTTCACGGGAGGCTAGTTTTATCTCTTCGTATGCAGCCAGAATCCCCTCAGCAGGATTCATGGTTCGCATTGTTTCTATTTCAGTTTTAAGTTCTTGAATGCCTAAATAAGCATCTTTAAAGAATTGGTTTATACCATCGCCTATGACTGGTTTTCCTAGCTTTTCAGCAATAGCATCGTAAAGTCCTATGAATGGTCGGATAGCGTCTACTAGGTCTTTGCCAATAAATACGGCAAGCTGATAGAAGACCAATTTTGTTTGCTTGACAAAGATAGACATAGAGTGCAATGCACCCTGAACTTTAGCAAACGCAGTAACTAAAGCATCTGCTACACGCTGTCCAATATTGCCAAACTCAGCAGAGTCAACAGCGGATTTCCTAAACAGATTTGCAATGGTTTCAATAATGGGGGCAAAAGCAAGAGCTAACTGATTGCCTAGACCAGTGAATACTCCTTTAGCCCTAGTGATAGAATCATTGGCAGCCTCAATCTGTGCGGTGTCTGCTCGACTCATTGCCAGACCAAGTATATTGGCCTCTTCTGCCATCCTAGCCAGACCCTCAGAGCCACCCGCTAACGTATTAACAAGGGCAACACCTTCAGAGTCAAACAGCTTCATAGCAAGACGAACTTTATCTGACTGGCTTTTTACTTTAGCCATAGAATCAGCAATCACATTCATCTGCTGGTCTAAAGGTAGCTGCTCTAGCTCAGACGCATTAATGCCAAGTTCATGCAATGCCCCTACAGCCTCTCCTGTGCCGTTAGCAGCCTCACTAACTCGTCGGGTAAGGCGTTGCATTGCCATATCCATAGTGCCAGCAGAAACGCCTGTAAGCTCTGCTGCATGACGCAACCCAGCCAAAGCCTCTGTAGTTATACCTATTTTATCTGCCGTTTTAGCTAATTGGTCGCCTGATCGGAGGGATGAGACTGTCAGTGCAGTCATTGCAGTTGCGGCAGCCGTTATAACCACAACCGCAGCTTGAAAGGCTTTTTTAGCAACCGTGGCTAAACCGCTAATAGCTTTTGTAATAGTAGGGAATCGTTTTTTAACTTTGTCTGCGGCTTTACCTATCTTTGCAAAACCATTGCGAATGCCTGCAAATGCTGCTTCGGTCTTATCAAAAGCCTTGATTATAATGTTTACATTTTCAGCCATTAGATTCGCTCTGTATTTTGAAATAGGCCATCCATTCGTGGAAATGGTTAAGCGGCATATTTTCTGCTTCTTCTATTGTGAGGTGGAGGCGGTCAGCCAAGGAAAGCAGGTTCATCCTCGACTGATCGCTTTTTAGTTTCCCTCAAGCGCCTCAGATGTCTCAATCTCTGCAAACATCTGATTGGCAATTTCAGAGATAACACTTGTTTCCTCACCCATCAGGTCAATGCGATCCTCAGCAGACCCAAACAGCTTAGTGCCACTCTCGTCCTCTGCCTTCATGCAAATCAAATCTACCATTGCACCGATAGTAGTGTTGTTAAGAAAGTTGGGGTGCTTCTTCTGTAGTTGATCCAAGTCATAGCAGGTAATGCTTCTGCAATACAACTTAAATGCTCCAGATTCGTCACCCCATTCAGGAACCAACACTTCTCTTGCCTGCAACTTTCTTCTGTTTCGTAACTCTTTAGCTAATCCCATGGTTTAATCCCCTTATGCTGTTGCTTCAGTTACTGCTCCGCTGCACTGGATAGAGAAGCTAGCTTCTACCATTCCATCAAAAGAACCTGTAATAGAGCGTGAAGTCACGATGCCACCACCAGAGAAATAAGATTCGCCAGTGCCAGTACCCGTTGGATAGATTTCAAAGTCTACCGCAGCGCGCTCATCTAGGATCAATTGCTGTGCGTCAGCTTCGTCCCAGTAGCACTCAATGCTAACGGTGTTAGTTTTTAGACCTTCTTTGTACGATCGTGCGGTATCGCCCATTACACTGTCTTCAATGGTATCTGCTGAACCATCAAACGTGAAAGAACGAACCTCACCCACAACGGCCACAGAGCCGCCAGATGCTGCGATTTTTACTACACCAGATGCGCCTGTTTTAGTCGCCATGATAATTACCTCTAATTAAAGTTAAGTTGTGCCGCGAGTGTATTGATACATGACGCGAACTGTAATAATAACCCCACCAACGGGATCAATAGAACCTTCATCAATCTCGACTAAAGTGATCTGCGTATCTAGTGCATAACCACCACGCAAACGATCAACATCGAGACCTTCTTCAATAGCTTCTATTATGTTGTTCCTAGCAGAGTCAATAACTGACCCTTTAACATAACAGATTAGCTCATAATTTATCGTAGCCATACGCTGAGTGATTGACCCACCGATGCTACTGTCTGCCCTATCTTCACCTGCACTGCGTACAAGGATAGCAGGAAACTGTGCGCTTGATAACTTAGTAAAATCAAACGGCTCTCTCGTTACATACTTAATATCTACTGGCGTTTTAACCGCCTGAAGCGTCGCTACTAAGTTGTTTGCAATGTTCTCTCTTACACTCATTTCAACGCCTTAAAGAATACATCAGCCAGTTTCTTTTTCTCTTTCAAACTAAACCCAAAGAATGGTCTAGTTTTATTGTTCATTGCAGCTTTCTTAGCTTCTGTAGCTCTGCTAAAAAATATCTCAGCCTGCTTGTTACTTGCCCTTGATGTCATCGAGCTTAACATCTGACCTGTGAACTGTAGGTCTGGGTTAGTGCTTCTGCCTCGGCTGTTTCTAAATGCCGCATACAGTGGCGTGTATTTTTCAAACTTGCCACCTTTAAACCCAGTGCCTCTGCTGGTACGAGCTTCAATAATATTGATGCCAGCCTGAGCAGTTATGGAAAGAGCTTTCTTAACGCTTGCCGATAGCTCCTCGCCTTTCTTACCAATGCGCCTTCTTACATCATCTATATTGGTATCAATCTTGACCTGCATTATCTATCTAACCGCTGCCCGACAGGTTGCTTCTCATCGTAGTCAACTGTGCCGTCGCCATCTTCATCATAGTCAACGCCATCAGCCAATACAGATTCTAGCTCTTCACCGTATCGCGCCTTGTAGAAGTCGATCATGTTTCCGAATCGGTCGCCCTCTGTCCAGTTAGTCAACTGGGGTAGAGCATAACGCCATAGCACTAGGTAAGCACTAGCCATTGTAAACTGCGTTGCTGTGAGCTTAGTATTGTCCATCTCACCCGCTATATTCTTTCTGGGCCACCACTTGATGCGTAATTCTCGCTGTATATCTGCCTGCGCTTTCGGGTGTTCCAATACAAAAGACTCGATACCTAGATCGAGAATATCGGGAATCAGTTTTAATAAATCTGCGTCGCTTGAGTAAGCCATTACCACTTCACCTTATCTGCCCAGTATGCCGCTGAAGCTGTTTTATCTTTGCGGCCTCTTGCTATGTCTTTAGCAAACCGAGCTTTAAACGATCTGCGTTTAGCTTTGTCTGCTTCTGATTCGTTCTGGCGGGGAGGCTTGTTGTCTGCACCCTTCTGACCGAACCTAATTAGCTTTATCTTGTCGCCTTCTTTAGCAAGTACAGCGTGGCTCTTGCTGTCATGCTTGGGGGTGCGCTTGGGCTTGTTGTAGCCCTCGAACCTTTCACCGCGATAAGTTATAGCCATATAAACCTCGTAAGAAAGCCCCCTCCGAAGAAGGGGCAGTCAGTCTTACAGTGCAGCGTCAGACAGAATCTCAACACCGAATGCATCGTCAAGCTCGGCAACACCATATACAGCAGTGGCGTTAAGCTCGAAGGCACGTAGAGACTCATCACGCTGAGGCGCAATGTTGAAGTCACGCTTCATAGCGATCATCAGAGCTTCAGGAGCAAATACAGCACCTTTAGCGTCGTCGTTACCGTCGATAGCTACGTTAGATGACTCGTATACGTTGATTCCAGCGATAGTACCAACATAACCGTTGCGCATTGCTTCGTTCTGCAAGTCGCCACCATTGGGGTTAGCAAAGGTGTTGGTCAGGTTAGCTTTCAACTGGTATGCCTGATAAGGGTGTACAACAGCGTTGATCACGCCAGTTACCTTGTTGGCGCGCAGAGTAGCAGCAGCCTTGAACAGATCAGCTACAGTGATTTCTGAGCCAGCAGCACCGATAGAACCAGAGAAGCCATCAAACAGGGCAATCAGGTCAGTATCAATCTTGGTGGCAATAGCGTTACCAAGAACGGTACCCAGCTCAACAGCAGGGTTGCCGTCGCCGTAGGTAGCCATGTCAGTCAGCAGAACCTGTGCGCCTACTTCGCCAACAGTTACAGAAACTGAGCTAGTAGATACAGTGGTGCTGGTCATGTCGGTGCCTTCGGTCAAGTCGGCAGCGGCGATTGCTGGGTACTTAGGAACCTGAATGGTCTTACCAGCTTGGGCTTGGATGTTGTACTGAGTTACCAGACCCATCATTAGTGATTGCTCTTCGGCAGTGAAACGAGCCTGAGCGACGATATTGACGAACAGGTCGTCGAGAGTTGTTGAAGTTGTTGCAGCCATGATAATGCCTCTAAATAAAATTAAGTTGTGGTTTGGTGGTTACTTTCGTTTCATAGCAGCAAATGCTTCTTTGCCGCCATCGCTCCAGTTAGCAACCATATCTGCCACAGATTGAGGCTTCTGTGTCGAGCCACCAGCGTTACCCATCGAGCCAGTGCCACCTTGGGAGGCTTTGACCATATGCGGGTTTACTGTCAAGAACTCTGCTACCATCTCATTAACTGATAACAGATCACCGCTGTCATTGTAACGCGGAGTACCGTTATCGTCTAGCACCTCTACATTTCCATCATCTGACAGGCGTGTATTGGTTTTAAGTAGCTGAGAAACTTGAGTTGGGTTTACAGCGTTATTGTTGGAAGCCGCGCCAAGAATCGCTCCATCTACTAGCGTCTGTTGCAACTTGCTTTTATAGCTCTGTATCTCCATGTCTTTTTTCTCGACCGTTTGCTTCAGGACTTTATCGAACTCCCCGCGCTCTTTCTGTCGCTCTAGCTCTGCGGCTTCTTTCTTTGCCAGCAGGTCTTTAGCTTCATCAAGGTCTACGCCTGACAGTCTTTTATCGAACTTGCGCTGCTCTCTAGCAACACGATCCGCAACAATGCGGTCTAGTTCTTCCTGAGTAAAGGTCTTGCTTTCCTGAGTTTCTACTGCCGCAGTTTCAGTCTCTGCTTGGTTTTCCATGATTTCATCGCTCATGTAACGTGCCTCTTAAAGAGTATTGGTGAATCGTTAGTCTAGCATAAATTTACGTTTTGGTTTTTTTCTTCTTTTTCTTAGGTCGTCCTACTTTGCTACCGTATGTACCTTTACCTTGTGGCATTATAATTCCTCTTCAAATACTGGTCTAAATTGATGTCCGCAGTTATAACCACCGCGAACGATGAAAGGGTCACCAGCGGCTTTACCAGCCCAACTGCCAGCCCAAAGCTCTTGAATTTCTTCATCAGTAAATGTTTCGCCTTCATGCTCTCGACAAAAAGGTCTAGAAGTTGCGATTATACGCCCAACATACTTCCACTTAGTTGCGCCAGATTCTTTACCTATTGCAGTGTTAACCGATGCATCGAACTGCATAAGGCTGTCATGTACCTGTTGTTTTGCATATTGAGAAAGCCTGCCGCCTGCTACCTCTTTTATCACCTGAACACTTGCAGCAAAACTAGCGCCTGTTAGCGTGTTCCTGTATACCTCTCGGCTAATAGCGTCAAGATACTCTGCGCCTATATCTTGGAAACCTTGAAACTGCAATGACTGCAACTGGCTAATTATACGCGGATCAAGTTGCGTGAAAGTGCCGTATGTTCCCAGCATTTCATAGGTACTGGCAGCAACAGCCGTATACTCTCTGATTATCCTGTCTACCTCAGCAAGATACTCTTCCTCAACTATCTGGCGTATCTCAGCCCTTGCCTGAATGGCCCACTCTAAGTCGAATAGGTTGCCATCCTGCAAAGGTGCAGTAGCAAGCAAATCAGCAATGCGTTGCTCTAGCGTTACCAGTGCTGCGGCCAACTGCCTTTGATGGGCATCGGCTATCTGGTTAAGCTCTTCAACGTGATCAACGTCTGCTGGCATTAGCTTTCTTCTGGAACCTGCTCAGTAAACTGGCCTAGCACCTGAGTGCCAGATTCTATCTCTGCATGGGCTTTAGCTAACTGCTCATCATCAAGGATTAGGTCACTGATCTTTTTGTCGATCTCCTGAGACAATGTTGCAGACTTAACGCCTGACGCTTTCATCTGCTGTAGGAATAATAGTTCTTTATCGTAATCACGAAGGTCGAATGCGTCTGGGTAGAACACCTCCACATCGGGGGTGACATCCTGCCAATCACAAAACAACAACCAAAGCTGCTCTTCAGCTAACTCTAGCAAGTCTGCTTTCTCTGATAGTTTGGCATTAAGCATCTGAAACTCTGTCTGCATAGCCACACCGCTCATGGTCATAGCTTCCGTGCCGCGTACTGCACCCATGTGACTCATACGGTTAATCGACTCGATCTTATCATCTATAGATGCGCGTACAGCGTCTAGGTTCTGACCGCTAGGTTGCAACTGGTAAGGCTTTAACTGTGCATCCATATCATCGGGTAGGTTGATGATAGAGCCAGCACCAGCACTCGCGTCTGTGCCGAACGACTTAACTAAAGTAGGGTGGTTAGATATACGGATTAGCTGCTCGATTTCTGATAGCTCTTGATAGATAGCTCGCTGCATATAGGCTGCATCAGATATGTCGCTCAGTCCTATACCTCTAGTTACTGATCTGTTAGCAGGCAGGAACACCGCAGGGATGCGGCCCAGTACGTTGTCATCTACTTCGATCTGCTTGTCTAGGTCATTAACCGAATGCCATAGCTCTACGCGGTCTTTGTACCAGACGCGGTAATAGGTCTCTGTGGTGGTCTCGTCAACACGGATAACGCTCTCTCTTACCTTCAGGTAATCAAGTTCAAACCTACCGCTGGGGGTGCGAACGTAGTTCCAGTCTAAGACATTCTCAGGCGTAAACATTGTCACATAGGGGCGTATGTCTTGGGCCAGCTCTTCTGCCTTAGTGCCAGCGTTAGACTTTGGCTTGTCCATCATTACCCAGACATGACCGTAAACGCTTGCCCAGATTTGGCATTCACGCATAAACGCATTGAAGCTGCGGCCATCAAGATCGCAGTCTTCAAGAAACGGCTCAAGGGCTACGTTATTAGCTGCGCTGTTGTATGCCCTCGTAGGCGGTACACGCCAAAGGAAACTGCTGTAGATGTGGACTATGTTTTTACAGTGATTATCTAATGGGGTTAGATCGAGCCTACGGTCGTAGTCGTCACTGGTTTCGGATATGTAGCGCGTCAGGTATGCGCCATTAAAGTAATCTTCTCCACCCATGTAGCTGCGAACATAAAACTCCCAGCGGCTTTCGTACTTATCATAATCAGGGTGCGTTGTATCTGCGTTCAATCTCATCAAGTCCACCTTTGTGGTTGTGGTGTGGCGTATTCAGTGCGAACTGGGAACAAGTATTCAACCAAGTAGCCGAGGGCATCGTTCATATGATCGTAGCCATCTTCTTTGTTGGGAATGCTTGTGCCTTCTTTGTATGTCTGCCTCTCAAGTGACTTAATGGTCTGCTTGCATTTTGGGCTGATGTACAAATGCCGCTCACCATCACCCGATAGTAAACGACTGTTCACAGCGTTGATCCTATCCCTGACCAGTGCATGTGAGTTTTTCGCCTTAACGCTGAATCCTGCGTTTTGTAAGATCGACAAATCAGTTCGACCACCAGCAGAGGTTTTCCGCTGTCTTGATGCTGGGTCTGGATAGACAATTATATTGCGTCTAGGGTAGCGGTCTATAATCTCCGCAACCATTTCATCAGTGTTAGACCCGTACATGACTATCTCGTCAACTGCAATCAGCGTCCCGCCTTTACGAATACAGATAACGGCAGACATGGGGTCTAAATTGAAGTCCATCCCAATGTGGAGTGTACCACTATCGTCATCTAACGCCAATACAGACTCTTCGCGGTTAAAGCCGTAGTAGATCAGGCCAGCGTAGGTCACGAAGGCTGCCTCATACTCTTGCTTGAATGTTCTTTCATCTAGGTCATGTCTGGCTGCTTCGATCTCTGCCTGCGGTACGTTGCCACCCTCTAGGGTTGTATATTGGAACGACTCCCAGTCATCGGAGTTATAACCCTGCGCCCATAGATCATAGAAGTGGTTGCGGCCTTTAGGCGTACCGATAAACATAGCACCCCCTTGGCGATCAGATAAGCTGGGGCGAATCACCTCATACCAAGCCTCTGGACGCATATCTGCAAACTCGTCAAGGACAACAAAGTCCAAAGCTCGTCCGCGCAGGTTGTTTGGCTTTTCGGCTCCTTTAAGGCTTATAACAGAGCCATTAATTAGCCTAAGAGTTAGGGAGCTTTCGTTAGTTTTGGATATATATTCTTGAGGGATTGAGTGAATAAGCATTTGCCATGCAATCTCCTTAGCAGACCCGTAGGTAGGCGCTACATACCATACGTTCTTATTCCTGCCTGATACTGCTGCGTTTAGCAGCGCACCTGTAGATAGAAAGGTCTTGCCAAAGCGCCTTCCTGCTACAACAGAAACAAATCGGGCCTCAGATAAGAATATCTCAGTCTGAGGTTTGGTTAACTGCATTGCTGTCTAAAATAATATTGATAGGTGGAATATCTTGTATTTCAGCTTCTTGCTCTTTCCAGCCAGCCTGCGTTTTAAGGTAAAAGATATTAGCAGCAACATTGCCCTTTTTTGCTAATTGAATGAGATTTGATCCCATGCTGGCAAATTGTTTCACCCTGCCCTTTTTATAAGCGTCAGAAACTTCGGGCTGTCTTTGCTCTATGGCCCGCAAAGTTGTCTCTGAGATTGCAAAGTAATCAGCTACTTGCCCTTTAGTAAGCACAGCGGACAACGCTTCTAGCTGGGTTATTTGATCCTCAGTAAACTCTATTATTGGCCTTCCGCCACCATCACCTTGATTACCTTTCTTCATTAGCTAACTCATTATATTTCTTGCCTGTAGTTTCCATAATGGCTTCCTGCCCAGTAAAGTCTTGCCACCGCTTAATAATGACATCGCAGTATTTTGGGTCTAATTCCATTAGGTAGGCATTTCTGCTTGTTTTCTCACAAGCAATTAGGGTTGAGCCTGAGCCGCCAAATAGGTCTAAGACGTTACTACCCATCTTGCTTGAGTTGTTTATAGCTTCCTCTGGGATAAAGATAGGTTTTTGTGTTGGATGTACATTTTTACTTTTATCGTAGCCGCCAAAATCCCAAACGGTTGTTTTAGTTCTATCGTCAGTAAAGTAAGGCGAACCTTTAACCATAAACAAGCAAGGCTCATGCGCCCACTGATAACGAGTTCTACTCAAAAGCATAGGCTTTTTCCATATGATCGTTTGAGCAAAATCAAACCCAGCATCGAGACCCGCCTTTTTAAAGTTAATCGTCTCCCTATCTGCATGCCAGATGTAGGCGCTAGACCCCTCTTTCAAGACGGTAAAAGCGCAAGAGTAAAAACCAAATAGGAAGTCATAAAAATCTGAATCTGACATAGTATCGTTTTTAATTCTGCCTAAGTCTGTTTTACTTGCCTTTGGTCTATCAGCGTTTGAATAATCGACATTATAAGGTGGGTCTGTATGCAAAAGGTCGGCCTTCTTCCCATCCATCAGTTTATCTACTGCATCGATACTCGTTGAGTCCCCACACATTAATCTGTGGTTGCCCAATATCCAGACATCACCCTCAACAGCTACAGGGTCATCTTCTACTTCAGGAACATCATCTTCATCGGTTAAACCTTCGTCTGGCTCTTCTTCCATAAGCCCTGCAAGCATATCGTCATCAAAGCCCAGCAGGTCAATATCAAAGTCTAACTCGGTTAAACGATCAACCTCTACCTTTAATGCATCTAAATCCCAACCTGCGTTCATGGCTAACTGGTTATCTGCTATAACGTATGCCTTTCTCTGGGCCTCTGTAAAGCCCTCTAAGGCAATTGTGGGGACAGTGTCCATACCTAGCAACTGAGCAGCTTGAAGCCGCCCATGCCCTGCTATGATGCCGTTATCCTCGTCTATCAGTATTGGATTAGTGAAGCCAAACTCTTTAATGCTTGCAGCGACTTGTTGCACCTGCTTTTCGCTGTGCGTTCTTGAGTTGTTAGAATAAGGGATTAGCTCCCCTGTTTGCTTCCATTCAATAGATTCCATTATTGCTCCGTTCCAAATATATCTTCTGCCATTGCCGCAAACTCTCTGTAGCCCTCATAGGGTTCGATAGCTGATAGCTCATCTACCATGTTAGCAACACCATCCTGCCAGTCGATAAGCTCTTCTCTGATCTTATGCCTTTGGACATCTGTAGTCATCAACGATTCAATAATCGCATCGAAGCGGATTATCTCGTCATTCAATTCCCAGTCAAAGCAATCTTCAAGCGATTTGGTAAGGTTTAATTGATCCATGTGACACCCCTAATGTCAGTGAACTAGCGGCATTGTGCATGGTTTTTACTATAATGTAAACTAGCTAAGGTCGTCGGCAGCGACTGCGCCAAGCGAAAGAATTACAAAAACTATCATGTAAATTATCACTGTTTGCCCCCTTGTTGGTAAGTTAGGGCGGCATTGTATAGAAGGATATGTAATATCTGAAATGCATTCTACTGATTCCATAAATACCAAAAATGCATACTGCAATGTACATTGTAATGTATAAAAAAACCCCCCAGCCAAGTACAAATCGGTCTGAGGGGTGAGGGTTAGGCTCGCAACGACATGGAACGCGCCTAGAAAATAGTAGCCCGTATCGGCTCCCCAGTGGGCTATTCTGGGTCAAAAGGTTAAGGAGACCTTGGCCTGATCTGTCTTGCCACAGTAGATCACACTGATCGGAAGGGAATATGAAACCCTCGGCTAGTAAATTATAACCTGATAAATAACAAACGCAGCTAAAAAAGCGGTCATTACTGCAAAATGTAATCTATAAACTACCACTGGCTCAGTGATCCACTCCCTGAACCTGCTGGCCTTAGCTTCAATGTAAGACTGCCTGATAGCTTTGTCAGCGTAGGCGTTAGCCTCATTAATTAGCGTTTTAACGTCCATTAGTGGCTCCCCATGATAAGTCTGTCAAGGTGGTTAAGGTCTTGAAAAGAATCCATTACAAGCTCTTCCATGCTAGGTTCAAGATACAGGTATATCTGCTCCCTTATCTCTTCTAAGAAATCAGGCGTATCAAGTATTGCCTCAAAGTCGTCAAGCGCCTCAGATAAATAAGCATCGTTATCCACATCCTTGGCGTTTCTCTCCGCAGCATCGCGGAACATAGCAGCAGCCATCCTAGATGTAGCATCCTCGCTATAAACAGCCTCTAGGGCCAGCAAGCGCTTATCGCTTACTGTGTGTGGAAATACGTCATCCATCCATGTCGGGTGAGTGATCAACCATAAGGCTATAAGCCCATCTTTGGTTGCATCAGGTAGCTCTTGATAGCTTCCGTCCCACAGTGGAGTTTCATCGCGGATAAGCCCAACAGCGTCATTCAGTACTTTATAAGACATTAGCACACCCCCAGATTAATGCAGTCGCTGTATTCCATGTTGCCGACAATTGCAAATAAGATTAGCAGAGCCATAGCCCCTACAAAAAACTGCCTGCCCTCGGCTATCTCTTGCAACTTGGCTTCTCGAGCCTTGATATCTTTTAAACAACATTCGTTGATCTTCATATTATTCCCCTTATATATTTGTTTTGATTACATCTATAGCATCTGGAAGATTAGCATCGTAAAGAGCCTCCTCTAAAACCCCTATGCCAGCAGATAATACATGAGACCTAACAAAATACTGAATAGTCTCTTCACTATCAGCCAATAACCTTTCCTGCATTAATTGCTTAATTACTTTTGGATCAACCTCAAGTGTGCATTCAACTTTGATTTTCATTTTCCTAATACCTTTGTTTTTTGATTGAGATTAAATATTAAGGGATCATGAACATAATTGATAATATTTTATTATTATAAAGATATGTTTATTAGTACTTTTAGTTATATCTCACCTATGCGCCACTCCTGATCCTTAATCTGCTCCTTTAGTTCACGGGCAAACTGGATAACTTCCTCTCGGTTAAACTTAGGCGATGCCCTCCAAGCTAGACGCTCCATAGCTTTAACTCTGCGCTCCCCGTAGGTATCTGCCATCCACTGTCTGTAGCGTAGGACATAGTGAGCCTGCTTCATGCCCCAGAGGTTACAGCTAGGGCATTGCGGGTGTATGTTTTCCTCGAATAGTTTAAAGACGGTTCGGCCTCTAGGTATGAAATGGCCGCCCTGCATGGCCTTGTAGTGGTCTATCTTGCCGCAGGTAACGCACTGGCAATATCCGTTGTCATCGCTTGCCTTCAGTCTTACAAGCCTTTGCAGTAGCTTTGCCGCCTTCTCTACTTCTTGGGCCACCGTAGTCTTTTTACGTTTGGCCATTTATCTCTCTCTCGATCAGGAAGTCAACGTAGTGCTTTATCTTTCTAAGTGACTCAACCCCGCCCTTATCCTTCCAGCGCGTGATGTACTTCACAATATTACCCTCACAAAAATCCATCTCATTCGCCATTATGTACTCGATGGGCTGGATAGCTTTGTTCTTGTAGTGGTCGCCACCTACTTGATTTTCTAGTGCTTTCATTCATAGTCCTCTTCTTCAAATATCTCAATCTCACAAGGCATCCCAATGTTGCAATGAGGGCAAATCCCGTAAGCATTGCCATCGCTGCCAATCCAATACTCAAGACCGTTACCACACTTACAGAAAGACTTAGCAGCAGTGACTCCATTCGTGGGGAAATTAATAACATTACTCATCCTTTAAGCTCGGCACTACAGTCTTTCTACTATGCTCGCCAGTATTGCAATGGTAGGTGATCGCATGTGCTGCCCTCCAACTTACATAACCACCCCTAGCCGCATAAGCATCAGCACCAGCCAGCGTTGGGTGCCTCTCAACTATCGCGCCTGAATTTTCGGCAGTTACTTGCTCTTGATGGTGGTAGTGACCTGTGTGGATATAGCAGTATTTAGCCTGTCCCCACATTGACCTGTATCTAGCGTCTGAGCTAAACACCGCAGGCAATGCGCCTATTTTCTTTTTGTGTCCGTGGTGAAAGCCCAGCATTATCTCGCCATGCAGGTGGGCGTAGTATGGGAACTCGGTATCGTCCACCTCTAGCCGTGCGTTGTTTTTGTAGATAACCTTAGCCGCCTTTCTAAGCCACGCAGAGCCGCTTTCGTCGTGGTTGCCCTCGCAGACTATTAGCTTTACAGTTTTATGCTTGGTCAAGAGTATCTCAACGCATTGCATGGTCACTGACAACGCCATCTCGATCAGCTTACCGTATCTGGTGTCAGCATCGAGAACGTGTTTAGATATCGGTGTGACTGGCAAAAGGCCATCCCAGTGCAGGAAGTCGCCTTGCAGGTTGAGTATCGCAAGCTCGCTATTAGGTGAGCCATCAGCCATTCTAGTAATTGCAGACAGCGCCTCATGCTCTGCTATCGACATATCCCAGTCGTCGCCAGTCTCAGCGGCCCAGCTATACATGCCCAAATGGAAATCAGTCAAGGTGTAAAGTGTAAGTAGCTCTGAGTCATGGCCCTTAGCAGCTTTGATCTTTGGGGCTGGCTTCCATTCAAAGCCTTCGATAGCGTCTACAATTTGATCTCTGCTTAAACCTTTGGCTCTCTCCTGTATAACCCATTGCAAGGCTTGCGAGCCATCTTCTTTGTAGGCAGTAGATATTCTCTTTGCTTCAAAGCCCTCTGCGGTCTGGTGGGTTAGGTCTCTGTGTGGAGCTATGCCCTGAGTAGCTGCATACTTCTCTAGCCGCCTCAGCATAACGTCAACGGTTCGCCTGCTACAATCTAACTTCTTAGATGCCTTGTTAGCCGATCCTAACTCAATTACTGCATCGAGTACTTGATGATGCCTTTCGGTGGTTGCAAATTCCTTTAGTACCCTTGGGTCTATCTTACTCACTATGCCTCCTGCTGGGCTTGTAGCTCGGCATACTCGCTGTCTGCGGGTATTGATAACCGAATGCCCTGCTTGGTAGCCCAATGATAGACGTTATCAAGAAAGTGTACAAATTCGCCTTTTGTTAGCTTGCTGGTGCTTTTTACTTGCTCTGGGATGTGCTGGTTACCAATCGAGTAACTAGCAGTTCCTAAAAACCGTTTTTTTAACCACAGCTTCCATACCTCGGCAGGCTCTTCGTGATCAATCTTGTGGCCCTTGTCTGCCATTGAATTGGCTATCTCCCTGTACCAGATATGAGACATAGCGTTCTGGCTTAGGCTTCTAGGGTTTTGGTAAGGGTCTAATTTAACAACCATCGGAACTTCGTAGTCCCAGCCCTCCATCCGCTTTAGTATGAAGGGTAGCTTTTTTTCTAGCTCCTGACTGCTGTCGACTTTAACGTGATCGCCCTGCGTCACAGCTTCACCCGTAACCACTTAGCCATCAAGCGTTCTGAACTGTTTTCTAGCCTGCTGGCTGTCCTAACTCTTTCTCTCGCTGCCCGATCATAACCTAAGCTATTTTTCTGGAAAGCAAAAGTACCTTTTAAGTGTTTAGGCTCACAGTATTGAGCGCCATAAAGCCTGCCCTTAAGAGTGCTGTATTTAATCTCACTCTCATTTGAATCATTGCAAACCTTTACATACTCAGCAATCGTGTAGCACTTGCCGTTTTGCAGTATAGGATGCTCTCCCTTAAACTCAACTAACCGTTTTGCATTCTTGCTACGCATTCTTTAATTCCCCATCGTAATAAAATCCAAACTTGTCGAGATAATACTGTTTCATCGACATTTGATCTTCAGTGTTAAGCCAGCTGATGTCAGTCATCTGCATGTCTATAGACTTGGCCCTAATGCTTTCATTCTTGCCAGCCTTCTTGGCCATCGGAGATCCACCCTGATTTTGAGCTTTGGTTAACCACTTATTGACAAAGCTTTTAATACCTCTTTTTGTCTTTCTCTTTGTGGGGTTAGCATCGCACCAAGACTCCATTGCCATAAGCTCTTGGTGGACGTTGACTGCTGGAAAGGCTCTCTGCCAAGCGATTACATCTTTTTCTTCTGGCTGCCAATCTTCTTTGGTATTTAATAACAT